ATTGTGGACATTTTAAATCGCTCTTAAATGAGTTAGCATTGAAGAAATCATTCAGACCTGATATAATATTTGTTGATTACTTAAACATATGTGCATCTTCAAGGTACAGAGCAAATGGTAATGTTAATTCGTATTCCTATATTAAGGCGATTGCAGAGGAACTTAGAGGGTTGGCTGTCGAAGCTAACTTACCGATTGTTAGTGCTACTCAAACTACTCGTTCTGGTTATGGGAGTAGTGATGTTGAGCTTACTGACACGTCAGAGTCCTTCGGACTTCCTGCTACTGCTGACCTTATGTTCGCTCTCATATCTACTGAGGAGTTGGAAGGATTAAATCAGATACTGGTTAAGCAATTAAAGAATAGGTATAATGATCCTACTGTTAGAAAAAGATTTGTAGTGGGTATTGATAGGGCAAAGATGAGATTGTATGACTGTGAGCAAAAAGCACAGGATAATATGGTTGACAATGGAGTAGTGGAAGATTATAATGCTAAGGAAGAAAAGGCAAAGAAATCTTTCGATGGATTCAAGTTCTAAACTTACAGCAGAAGAGCTAACTGCATTAGTAGATTTAATTCATACTGATACAATAGCATGTAATGAAGAGGAACAAGAATTCTGGAATACTATTGTTCGTAAATTACGTAAGAACCATGACAGTTGATACTGAAAAGTACCTTGAGTTTGTAGAAGGTGTTACTAGTGATGAGAGTCTTCACTATGCAGCATTAATTTCTAGAACTAATAATTTAGAACTAGAGGATCAATGTAATGTCCCTCAGTTACTGACTGCTGCACTTGGATTGACTGCTGAGTCTGGTGAATTTACTGAGGTAGTTAAGAAGATTATACTACAGGGTAAGCCTTACAATGAGGATAATGTCTTTCATATGAAGAGAGAGTTAGGAGACATCTGCTGGTATATTGCTCAAGCATGTATGGCACTTGATACTACCTTTGATGAGATCATTGAGATGAATGTAGATAAGTTAAAGGCAAGATATCCTGGTGGTGAGTTTGATGTGAGTAAGTCAGAGAATAGAAAGGAGGGTGATATCTAAATAATTAGAAAAGGGATATGGCAATAGATGCAAGGAAAGAAGGTGAGCATGGTTCTTTAGTAACCATGTATTATGCTATTGCTAAGGGTAAAACTTTAGGAGAAGCTCCTGAAGGACCAAAGGGAAAACCACGCAATCAATTGGGTAAATGGGATTCTTGGATGACAAAAGAAATTCCTTATGGTTATTCAGCAGAGTTGCAAGAGGCATTAAATACTCATGTTTTGAGTGGTGGTGATACATGTGAAAATAATCCAGTATGGGTTAATTGTTGGGCAAATCAAACCTTAGCTATATCTCCTTATATTGATGCTAATATTGAAGTAGGAACTACAAATAGACAAGGATCAAATGCATGGAAATATGGTTGGTTTGAGCATGGAAAAGATATTCCTGGAGTTGATCCTAGTGATAGAACAGATTGTCTTGAAATAGTATGGCAAACCTTTTTTGGAAATGCTGATATAAAAAAACATTTTAATAGTAAAAAAGATAACTGGAATCCTACTGATACTTATTTGGTTAATGCTACTGAAGAACCAAACATTGCTGCATGGTGTAAAAAATTAATGGAGGATTTTGAGAAGGATAATATACCTTGGGAAAAATTCGTATTAACTGTGAATGCTTATCTCAGTAATCTTGTACAGAAAAAACTTTTAATTCCTATTTCTTTAAAATTACAAACTCCTTCAGTTAGTATGAGTTATAAAGAGAATAATGTTTTTCCTTTTAAGGGTAAAGGTGGAAAGATAGATATTGTAGATGCAGATTTTATTGAAACACCTTATTCTTATTATGAAGTGGTTGATAATAAAGGAACTCAAATAGATTTTAAAGGTAATTCATTTGTATATAAAGCTAAAGTTACAGCAGGTGTTTTTAAAGAAGGATATGAATATCAAAATGATACTCAATATTATAAGATAGAGCAAAGAATGCAAAAGCAAAGTGTTAAGCAAGAATGTAAAGATATTAGATTAAATGATTCTGGGGATTATAGGGATGCTAAAGCTCAAGCTGGAAATGTTCCAGTTGAAATATTTAAAGATTTGATTACTGAATTTGCTGGAGCAGACATTGGTACTTATGATAAGTTTATTCCTCCTATAGGAACTGCTCTATCAGATATTAATGTTATGTGGTGGGCAAAAGAATATAATAAAGTTAAAGCTTCTTTTAGAAAGATTGGAGTTGGTATAGATCTTGGTGATACTACTATATTTGGTACGAAATATACTGCATATGAATATTTTAGATGGTTGTCGAGACTTGATGTTGCAGAAGATGAAGCCTTTAATTCTTTATTAGTTCGATTGGGAACTAAAAAGAAACTTACTAAAGGTGTTTTTTCTGCTAAGTTTAGGAATAAATTATTTAATATAAGATTCATGAAAGCAATTACTAATGCTAGAAAGGATGGTAAATTGGGTAGATTTTTAGCTACAATATATTATAAAGCAGCAAAGCAGAAAATGACTAATGCTGATTTTGAAGGTCCTTTTGTCAAACTCCATTAGTTATGCTATAATACCCTTATGATTGATCTAAGAATTGGCGATTGCATTGAGTTAGCAGAAGATCTTGATGATGACTCTATTGATTGCACTGTAACCTCACCACCATACAACAAACAAAAGATTGGTGGTGGATTGTTTCGTAAA